TGACATCAACAGATTTAACAACCCTGTTAACGGTGCCAACAGCTAATCCTGGCGCTACACCACCTGTGCCTCCTACAACTGATGTTGTAAAATCTATTCTAATTTGTAATGATTCAGGAAGCACGACACTGGTAGATTTAGAGGTGGTTAGATCCTCTGCTACTTTTGAATTATTTAAGGCTAAAAGTGTTGCTACAAACACTACTACAGAATTATTATCTCAGCCTCTTGTTTTACAAGAGTCTGATGTTTTAAAAGCACAAGCAAATGCTGCTAATCAAGTGCATATAATTGTAAGCTTTATGGAGGTTACAAAAGGTCAACTGTAAGGAGAAAAAGAATGAATTTACAATCACTATTTATCACGCCTGTCATGATGACAGAAATAAAAGGTCATGGTCATTTAATAGACAGGTTATATGAAATAAAAGCAAAAGATCAAAAAGGTATGCCTAGATCTAATGTAGGTGGCTGGCACAGTAATGATGAGCTTTACAAAGATGAAGAATTTAAAAGCACTGTGGGTGATATACTTTACAAAGCTAAAGAGTGCTTTGGACATTTAGATGTGCAGGATAAATTTGTTCCTGAGATGACAGGTTTGTGGGGCATGATTAATCCACCCGGATCAAGAAACAATATTCACACACATCCTTACAATTATTTATCAGGAGTATATTACCTAAAAGTGCCTCAAAAAAGCGGAAATTTAGTGTTTCTAGACCCTAGACCGCAAGCTGAAGTATTATCACCACCAAAGAAAAAAGATGCATCTATACACATAGCACACAGCGTAGATTATGAGCCAAAAGAAAATTCATTGATTTTTTTTCCATCATGGTTACAACATGAGGTTAAAATAAATACCTCTAATGAAGATAGAGTTATTTTAAGTTTTAATATAAATTGGAGGGAAAATGCCGATAGTTAAAAACGCAGAACAAATAGGTACTATGACTCTTGAAGATGGTAGAGTCATACCAAGATACAATGTCAAAACAGAAACGACCCTCACTAATACAGAAACAGGTCAAGAATATGAGTCAGAGGAAGCTATGCAAGCAGACATCGACGATCCAAATACTTCAACGACTGTGGAAAAAATTAGACGAGATGTTAAAGTATTTGCTCCATCTTTAAGAGATATGCTAGGACAAACACCTAAAGAATAAAACACTTTAGTGGGAAAGCCTGTACTTACAGAACCATTTTTAAATTATTTTAAAAAGTTAGACACCAAACAAAGAACTTGTTTAGAAATAGGATCAGGGAATTCAACATTATATTTTGCTAAACATTTTAAATACTTATCTAGCTTAGAAGAAAATAAATTTTGGTTTAATAAAATAAATCAAAAGAAACCAAAAAACGTTGATATCAAATTTTTTCAAAAAGATAATCTTACAAAAATTTTAAATGAAGAATTAGAAAAAAAACCTGATTATGTAATCATAGATAATAATCCAAATTATATTAGTAGGTTTGATATAGCTACATTTATTCATTTAAATAAAAAAAATGATTGTGTAATTATTTTAGACAATGGTGATTGGAATATTGATGCTTTTTGTTTTTTAAAATCTCATTATTTTTGTTTAGATTTTTTTGGTAAAAATTTTACTAATGCAACCACTACTACATCTATTTTTTTTACAGAAAAAAATAGCAGCTACGTTTATTAATTATCTTATCCAGGTAAGAATAACGTGTCTATCTCCATTGGTTACCGGAGTTATTGCGTGTGGGAAACAAAAATTACTTGGAAATACAATAGCACTACATGCACTCTTTGAAATTTTGTATTCTCCTCCAAAAAAAGTAAAATCGCCTCCATCATAATTATCATTAAGTATTAATGAACAAGTTAAAATCCGTTGTTCAAAAACACTTGAAACATCAACGTGTTCTTTATATTCTTGTGCTTTATCACCCAAGTATAAAACATGATCCAACCCTGTTGTTTCTCCTTGAATGTAATCAAAATGTGTAAATTCTTTTATATAACTTTTAAAAGCAATAATAAAAATGTGAGAAATTTCTTCATCAAATTGTCTATCCAATGGCTTAATTAAACAGTTGCGATGAGAACTAATTTTACCGCCAGCTATGGTAGCTTGATTAAAAGATAAATCTTTTTGACTAATAATTCTATGTGCTAAATCTTTTGGAACTAAATTTTTGTATTCTTTAATGTAATTACTAGTGTAAGTATACTTGCCCATTAATCTTCTTTAGATTTTTTACAGTCACAATCACCTGAACAATGATTTTCTCCATCTTTTATGTGACGTTCAACGTCTCTTTCCATAGCTAATAGTCGTTCGTGGTATTTGCTCACCTTATCTGCGAGATAGGCAATGGCTTTATTTATGTCTTCGTTTTCCATATTTTCTCCTATGATTGTTAATTTTGGTGAGAACCTAATGTAAGCATATTTTTTTGTTCTGCAACAGAATTATTTAAATTGTTTGCTTGACAAAGAAACTGTGGTATACATGCGACAAAAGAATGATTAGTAAAACTATTGTAAGCGGTAGAATTATAAAAAAATATAAAATCCCCTTAAATCAAATAGAACAATTAAACAAAAAATACGAAGATAACAAACACTCTTTAGAAAGCAAAGGTGCTAAATTAGCTGGCAGGTTAGAGAGTGAGTTGGAGTCTACAAAAATTATTCAATCACTGCCTATTTTTGAAACAATAAAAAAATGCATGAATGAGTATATGATTTCATTAAATCATTTTTCACTTACTCCTAAACCTATGTATAATTTAAAAATTATAACGATGTGGATTAACGACATGCAGCCACATGAATATAATCCCATACATACACATCACGATGGAACAGGATGGTCGACTGTTATGTTTTTAAAAGTTCCTAACTTTATTAATGATGCAAAACACAAACATAAGTTTAGAGATGGCGCACTTGGTTTTATATTTCCAGAAAATAAAACTATGTTTTATGAGCCTGATGTTGGTGATTTTTATATTTTTGAAGCATCACATCAACACTTTGTTTTACCTTACAAAACAAATGATAGTGATCCAACAAGAAGATCTATGTCTTTTAATTTTATAACAGATGACGATTGAAATTTCTAAACACAAATTATTCACGGAAGAAATATATTCTTTTAATATGCCAAACTTTGATTATTGGAGAAAAGAAATAAACGAAATTGTAAAAATTGAAAACAATGCCGTTCACAATCATTCCACAGATTTAAAATTTTTATCTAATATACAAGCTCGAAGAACAGCTTGGGACACACATTTAAGATATCCTTCTATGTTAAATATATCAAAAGAATTTATAAAAATAATAGAGTCATTTGTAAAATCAGAAGACTTTGATGTGCCTAGCATAAACTTAACTGAACTTTGGATAAATTGGTATGTGAAAAATCAAATGGCTGTACCGCACTGTCACGGCACTGCTTTTTCTTTAGTTTTCTTTGTTGATGTTGAAAAATCAAATACTTCTTTTTTAATAAATAAAGAATATAAAAAATTTTTTCTAATGAAAAAAAGTAATACTAATTCTTTTAATAACTCAATCGTTGATATAAAAGTAAAAGATGGAACATGTTTAATGTTTGATGGTGGCCTTAATCACTCAACCACACCTAACCTTACAGATCATAAAAGAATAACTCTTGCGGCTAATTTTGAAGCAAGTTACCCTACTTTGAAAAAAAATGTTTACTGACAAAAAAATAATTTTCTGCGCCTCAGATAAAGACATGTTAGATGTTTGGCCACATCCTAAACCCGCTTCAAGATTTATACCCGAAGAGTATAAAAATCTTTCAAGATTTACGAATAATAATTATCACGAGGTTACGGTTAAAACTTGCATACCTTTCCTAGATTCATTAACCGCTGGGTACATTATCCCTTTTGATCAAGATTATTTAATAGACCCAATAGAAAATGATTTCACTATTACAGAAGCTAATAAAAATCCCGCTACTGATTTTCACCCTAAACAACAATTACCTAAAGAGTGGCACAACATTTCAGGTGAAAGGGCTGGTAAATTTATAAACAAATGGCTTATCAAAACACCGCCAGGTTATAGTTGTTTATTTGTTAAACCAATGAATAGAATTGAAGAGAGGTTTGATATTATTCCAGGAGTTGTCGATACAGATACATATATAAATTTAATAAATTTTCCTTACTTTTTAAAAAAAAGAGATGAACAATTTTTAATAAAAAAAGGTGAGCCAATGGTGCAAGTTATACCGTTTAAAAGAGAATCATGGAAAATGTGGTCAGGGTTTTATTTTGAAAAAATGCATGCAAAAACAATGGCAAAACTAAGATCTGTTTGGATGGATAAATACAAAAGATTTTTTTGGAAGAAAAAAAGTTATAAATGAAAATACATGCTAATATTGATGATTGCGCCTTAATTATAAATGATTTTTTACCAAAAGATTTATTTAAACAAGTTGCTAAATTTAATTACGATCAATACGACAAAAAAGAATCATTTCAAAATTGGGAGAAAAATCTTTTTTTAGATCAAAATAAAAACGTAACCATGAAAGAAATTACGACAATAAATTATTTATCAAGTTTAGATAAAGGAAAATATGAATATAAAAATCAAATTTTTAAAAATGTTTTAGATGTAGTAAAAAATTGTAAATTTATGCCCTTTCAAGATAACTCTTTACTATATGTTAGTTTTTACAAATATAATAAATATGCAGGAATAAATTGGCATCACGACAAAGGTTATACTTTAAATTATTCTTTATATATTCATGAAGATTGGGACAAAAATTGGGGAGGAGAAACTTTAATAGATACAGGAAGAGGTTTACCTCTAAGTATATTCTCACAACCTAACAGTTTAGTTGTAATTAAAAATGGTATTATGCATAAAGTATGCGCTGTTACTGGACCAAAGAAAAGAAAGGTATTACAAATACGAGGTATTTTTTACGAGTAATTTGAATCGTAATCTATCCAAGTTTTATCACCGTTATTATTAGTGCCATTTGCTGCATCATCAGCTATCGCATTATTATAAGCTGTCTTAGCAGCTTCTATTTGAGTTTTTCTTGTTTCAGCCCATGTAAGTAAATCGGCTACTGTAGTAGATCCAACAGCATCACTTGTAGCATTTAAATCTGTATTACCAGTCATATTACCAGTAGAAGCATCTTTTGTTTGTATTTCATTTTGTCCAATAAGATTATTCCAAATTACACAATGATAAGTATCTGGGCACCATGCATCTACCCAATTTTTACCCTTATCTGCCCATGAAATTACATAACTATTATCTATAGTTATAGCATCTTTGTTAGCAATTACTATTTGTGTAGCCATCAATATCTCCTAATGTTTTATAATATATTGCGTAATTACAAAAGGTGAAAAAGAATTATTACCTGCTGCAGTTACGTTTCCAGTTAAAGTCGTTGTTATGTTACCTGTCAAAGTACCTGATAAAGTATGTGAATGGTTATGACCTGTTCCTGAACCTGTATTACTTACAGCTGGTGCCTGGTTTATTCTTTCGTTAACTAGACCTTGCGGACCGCCACCTTGTCCAAAGCCAGCACAAAAATTTTGGTTATGAGAGTGTGAGGCTAGTTGCGCGGTTGTAAGACTTGTATTAGCAATGTTACCAGTGATTGTAACCGCTTGTGTTGTAGTGCTAGTGGCTGCTTGGTTGTTAGTTACAGCAACTGTGACTGTGTTAGCACCGCCAGTGCCTGCCATGCTTGTAGTACCACTTTTACCTTGTGGAAACTTACCTTGTAGATCTGGCACATTAAACGTAGTAGAACTATCACCAGCTCCATAAGTCGTAGAAATTACAGCAAACAAATCTGCATATGTAGTTCTTGATACAGCAGATCCATCACATAAAAGATAACCTGCAGGAGCAGTAGCTTTACCCCAAGGTTTGATTGTTCCTACTTCACTTCTATTTGTTATATCTTGTAAGTTAGCCATAATTAATCGTTATACTTCAATCTCCAACCGTTGTCACTGTCATTGTACACCAACGCAAAGCCAGAACCACTAGTTGATACTGTTAAATTAGCTTCAGTCCCTTGAATTTTGTGACTGTTTCTATTTACAGTCAAATTGTGTG